AATGAAGCTGCTGTTATTTTGTTAGACATTTGCATTCACCATTACAAATGGCATAACTTTATTTTTCCAAATATTATATAGATTAGTCCTTTTTTCTTTACATTCTCTACAAATGCAACGACTACCATGCGGCCATTTATCCGATTTTCTTTTATAACTTTCATCTCGACCTTTCAATCCTTTTGATATTTTCTTTTTATGATCTTCTGAAAGTTTAGTTCCCTTAGTGTATTGATTACCTTTCATATCCTCACGTCTTTTTCCAATTTTAGATTTGGAAATTTTTCTGCGCCTTTCTTCCGAAAAGAATTTACCTGTACTGCCGATAACTAATTTAGCTTTATGTTCTTCTGATAATTTTTTACCTATGTTAGCAAGACGTATTTTAGCTTTTGTTTCTTCTGTTGCTTTTACTCCTAAACTATTACCAGCAATTTTACAAATATTAAATCCAAATTCTCTTTGATAACATAAAGTCCAATTAATCCACAATTGCTCCCGTTCAAGCAATCTTGTTTTATCTAACACCTGCTCTAAGATTTCAAATTTGAAACCACCTTCGCCGTATTTGTTCCAAGAATTTTGTAATCTTTTATTAGCATGTTTGTTATTTCTTAATTCACTTTTATGACAATTCCAACGTAATTGGAAATGAACAGCACTTCCAATATATATTAACCCTGTAATAGTATTTAAAATTTGATAAATACCAGACTTCATTTCTTCACCGAAAACGGATTACCTTGCACTGGCACAAGTTTGTACTTCGCCGCCGCGTTCTTTTCAAGCAAAACTTGCTTCTTGTGAGGATAAGGGTCTTTAAAAAGATTTTTAGGAGGGTCTTTAGGATTTTCATGTTCAGTCTGAGCTAAATATCCATCCATTATTTTTTCATATTCGCCCCAATTAACACCGTCGGCTTCTACAGCTTTTCTTTCAGCAGGCGTGCCCACATTCAAATGTGCTTTTTCGTAAGGCATTCCTTGTTGCATTGCTTTATGTTCTTCAATTTCATGGACCATAAGATATTTGTGTAAATTTGCCGGTTGACCGTTAGGAAGCTTTAAACGATTATCAAATTGAGGAATACGCTTGTCTATGTTTACAGGATATCCGCTTTCTGTATTGCTCGCTCCTGCACCATAAGGAACGTCTTGCTTATTGTTAATAAGCGGATTTCCTTCAACCGGATTAAGCATGAAGCCAGAACTAAAGAGCGGAAAGCCTTTTCTTAAGGCTGTATCTTTAACGGATTGAGGCAGATCGATGTAGGAAACAGATTGTTTTGTACCAATTGGTTTTTTACTAGCATTATGATAAGTGCCACCTTCGATTTCACTAGCTAATCTTCTAGCATAATTTTCATCAAATATATTATTATAAACTACTTCACCAGAAGCATTGCGAACAATAAACGGAGCTTCTTTATCAAATTTATCAGGTATTGTAGTTTTCCCTTCCTTTACCTTCTCTCCCGTCCATTTCTCCATAGCCTTAGCAAATATCTTATCGTAATAGTAGCGCATACCTTCGCCACCGATTTTTAATTGCTGTCCGCGTAATGATCGCAAACCATTTGAATTAGAACCTCGCGACATTAATTTTTCAGAAGCTTCCTTTCCAATATAATCTGCTAATTGTTCCGGTCTAACATTATTTTCATTTATCATATCACGCCCATTATTACGGGCAATCAATTTCCAAGTATCAGGATTATAATGCAATTCATCTATCTGCTTACTCAAATCATACCTAGCCGCCTGTGCTTCCCCAGGTGTCCAGCTAATACGATCTAATCCCTTTTCAGCAGCATCACGAATAATGCGCTTAACAACTAGATCGGTCCATTGATCAGTACGCTTGAATGGTGCATCAGGAACAGCACCTAATCGCTGACTATCCGAGTAGCGCAAATATGTCTTAGCTTCTTCAGGTGTGATTATCTTTCGATCAACAGCCATCTTGACGGCTTTATTAATATCAGGATGCCCCATTACTTCTTCATCACCTGAATTAACAATCTTATCATCAATACGATTAAATTCAGGCTCTAGCTTTGCTTCCTGTTCCTTCGATAGTTTGTATCCCTTTTCCCTACCTTGCTGATGCCAGTCAGATTGCGCTTCCTCTACATGATAAGAACGTTTAGCATCGTTCTGTCCATTTTCACCAACAACATTGCGTTCATTGACACGAACATGCGCAAGGATATTTGGTTCGTCCCAATGAGAGGATTTGTAGTTATTGCTATTCTTATAGGTATCTACAAAATTTGCAGCAACACTATGTAAATTAGACGGTAGATCGCTAACACTCAAATCTTCATTAGCTAAACCTCTAATAATTTCATCAGAATATAGTTTACCTTTACCCCATTCTATCCCATTGCCTATAGCATTTTTTAATTGAGTTTTAGCTAATTCTACTTTATTTGGCAACGTCAACAACATTTCCCTATAGCTATTCGGTTCGGCACCAGGAAGTTGATATTTGGAATATTTGGTAGGATTGCGACCACCTAATTCTTTTTCTTCATTTACATAACCTTCAGCATCTTCTCTATTAGCACCAGTAAACCTAACATTTCCTCTATTATCAACTACATCAAATTCCCCTTCGTATTCATCTGAAGGCTTAATGTTTAATTGTTCTGGTGCTTTTTGTACTTCCTTCAACTGCACCTTATTAGCCTGCAAATAATCCTGTACCTCTTGCTTCGATATCGGTCCATCCTTCTCGCCAAGATAATCCTTCAATCCAGTCCAATCTAATTCTTCAGGTTTGACACCTTTGCTGTTCGATATAGTTGATAGCCATTGCTTTGCTGGTGCAGCCTTCATCGATGCATTGTTAACTGCATTTTCGACGGCTGAATAAAAGGTAGGTGCTTTCTCTAATGCTGCTATTGGTGCAGCGGCTTCGTTGTCGGATTTAAGAATATTTCTCCTTCCTAACTGCGGACTTCCTGTAACAGAACTACCTTCAGCGTAACCATTATTAGACGGTCTTAAAGATATTTTAAACGGTTCAATACTATATGGTTTCCCTTCCCAAATTCCAATGATTTCAGATTTATCAATAGGGCGGCTAACTCCAACTTCATGGCTATCAACTCCATTTACATTAACAACTTCATTTGGCTTTCTAGTAGCTACTACATAAGCAGGAGCATCGGGACGAGCTTTAAATTTTGCTGGCGCAAAACTATTACTATAACTAACTGCCGATTTAGGATCACTAGACCAATACGTTAAACCGTTTTGACCTTCTAAATTGTACTCACCGTTAGATTGAATTTTACCAGTTTGCAAAAAATTATTATACTCGCCAGCCGACATACCTCGATAAATAGTATTCGGATCAGATAAAGGTTCGATTGAATTACTAAGACCGCTGTTTGTTTTTAATTGTGGAACTTGAAATTCATAAGGTTCGCCCTTATCAAATGTTTTCAGTTCTGCAATTTTCGGATCATAATAATGAATGTCATCTTTATTATTTCTAGGTTTGTATTTTTGAAATCCACTTCTATCTTTTGGTATTACAGTTGCTTCATATCCATTTTTACTAATTGAACTAGGCTCTACATTAAATTCATATCCTTCACCAAATTTATTAAGCAACGGTGCTTTAATTTCAGGCTGTACTAACTTCCCTCCCGCACTTCCAACTGCACCTTTTTCAGCCATACCAACTCCACCACCACCCATCATTGCAGCCATATCTTGAACACGCTGCAATAATTCATCCTCGCCGCCAACATCACTACTGATCGGTACAGATGGCGGCACAATAGGCGTTTGCACCTTACCCTGCATTACATCTGTGGGCAAGCTCAAAGCCGAACGCACGATCTTTTCAGGAAACAATTGATAACGCTCGCCACCACCGGCACCTGTCAATATATCGACAAGGCTATTCTTTTCGACTGGCAAGCCAGAAGTATATGGAGAAGTTGAAGTCGGATAACTGACACCTGTAGCAGGATCATAACTTTGATCTACAGGCAATGGATTATTATCATCTTGATAATATGGTAATCCATCAGCAGTATATTGCAGCGTCTTAGCCATTTAAGCCGGCTCTACACGATGATATTGATTACCTATTTTCAGATAGTGCTTTCCGTCCGGGGCCAAGGTCGCCCCAGGAATAGGCGGCTGTCGAGGCTGCGAAGGCTCACCATTAGCGTTTCCTTCCTCCCCCGGTTCAGGTGGCTCGATAGGCGTACCGCCTTCGTGCGGGCCCGGCAAGTGCTCTAGTTCGCCTGCCCCAGGCTCACCAGCATTGAGCATACCACGAACGATTTGCTTGACAAGCGGTTGTATCTGTTCAACCGACAATCCAGGACCGGAATTGCCCAAGGCAGTTAAGCGTTTTGTCTCTGCATCATAATCGAGCCGTTGCTGTTCAACAGAAGCTTCCTTTTCACGCAATGTCAATTCACCAGCCTTAATATCCAATTCACGATCCTTATCGGATAGCTTCTTAGTCAAATCTCCGATCATTGCCGTCAACTGTTGTATCTTATCAGATGCCTGATGCATTAACTGTTCTTGTTGCGGATTAGGTTCATCACCAAGAATATTAGGCGGTATCGTGCGACGATAACGATCAGCCAATATATCAGCTTCAGGGAAGTCCGCAACCTTAAAGAACAAGTCGCCAGCAATCTGCATCAGATTTGAATTTTGCGACTGTGCCAATTGACTTAATGCATTAAATGCTTCCATGCGCCGTGTTGCAAAAGATGGACCGCTATCGGCACGCAAATCATACATGCCCACATTAGGATTGAATACCACTTGCTCGATTTGCTTGGATCGATCTTGATCAAGATTTAAAGTCGGTCCTTTCTGATACGCTTGTGGCGCTTGCGGATCGATTTGAATATTAACTTTACGTCCATCGCGCGTCAGAATTTGCTTCAATCGCTTCGTATCATAAACCTTGGCATAAAGATCGATTAAGACCTTGCCAGTATAGCGAATAGCAATAGCCAAATTATCAATAAAGTGATAAGTGGATCGGTCCCCTTGACGCTGTCTAGCGTTAATTGCCACGCCTGATTTAGCATTTTCGTTTTCTCCTAACTGCGCTTGCCATTGACCGCTCGCCATCATCATTTCATTTTGAGCGATCTTGATGCCTTCAACATACGCAGTACCCGGTTGCGGCGGTTGTGGTCGCTGCGGTGCCGGAATAGGATTGCCATCTTGATCAATATGATTGTACGGCAAATAGCTATGATTGTCTGTATTTGCTGTCTTGTAGTATTGTTCAAAGCCTAAGATAGCTTGTGATGGTGCAAGCCATGGTGCTTTAGTCTGCAATGCTCCATATTCAACATTTGCACTGGTATTGTAGTTGTAAATCTGCTGTGCGTTGATAAGTGCGCGCGTATGACCTTTTCGATCAAGCACACCATCAATAACCGTTTCGGTTCCAACTAAACGAACAATCGGAATATATTTGCCGGGCCAAGGTTTTTGATCAATTATGCGATCACCAGCAATCTTGCACCATGTAATATCTTCGGTAATGATTTTGCGTTCGCGAAATTGATAAGTAGCTTGTACGTCCTTTCCGGCTTTCTTGATTTCACGATACATCAATTTTTGATTAGCGTCCAACTTACTAAGCTGACTTAGCACCTGTCCATTTTGATCAAGCCATGTAATAAGCTTGTCTTGATTTTCTTCTTTGTAATAGTATTCAGCTATCTTGATTTCATCCTTACCTATCCAGCCATCATTACCAATCGAGCTAGAATTGGAAAGTGCAGCAAACTTCGGATACTGTTCCTTGAATAAGTCCTTCGGCATATCTTCAAAAATAATGCCAAATCGAGCATCCGAACCGTCGATTTCATTGATATCAGGATCAAGATAGACGCAACGAGGGTCT